TGATCATCTCGATGCCGCCGTTGGCGTTGCGGTATGTCTTCATTTTCATCTGTCTGTCTCCTGTTGAGCGGGCCACCGTGGCCCTGTAACCCCTATCTAAGGGCAACTGCCCCATATTGCAAGGGGGGGGTCAGCGCAAAAAAACGCACCTCAACGCACTTTTCTTTGAGCCTTTACCGCTGGCAGCGATTTTTGTATGTTTGAGGTGCGCGATCCTCCCTTGCGCTCCTCCGCTCGCAGCCTGTGCGCGTTGAGGAAACTGGCCGCTGGGCTGCGACCTCTCCTCGCGATGCCCAGCGGCCTTTTTTTGTCTGCGCGGTCCTGCTATTGTGTTGGCAAGCAATTAGAGGACGGCTCCATGCCTTTGAAGAGCGGCAAATCTGCCAAGACGATCTCGAAAAACATCTCGACGCTGTCGCGTGAGGGATATCCCAAGAATCAGGCGATTTCGATCGCCATGTCGAAGGCCGCCAAGCCGCGCAAGAAGGGGAAGAAGTGATGGGACTGTTCAACGACTTGGCGATGGGGCTTGGCCTCAAGGATCGCGACGCCAGCTACTATGACCGCACCGCGGCCACTCTGGGCCGCACGCAGGGCGCAGAACGCGAGGCGCGGTATCGCCAGTCCCGCGCTTACACCGAGCAGCCCACCCGTGGTGGCCCCGCCGTGATGGTTGGCAGCATCCTCGATCGGCGTCAGGGCGATCAGCGTGGCGGCTGGGGCTACGGAGAGGGCGACCAGCGCGTCAGCGCCCTCCGCGATATGCTCAACGGCGGTGGCCGTGGCAGTGCGGGTCAGAGCTTTGAGGGCGGCGGCGTCCTGTCCGCGATCGGCAACGCAGCCATGCGGCCATCCGGCTCCCGCGAGCGCGGCGAGCCTGACATGCGCACTGGCGTTCTTGGCTTTGCCCGTGACGCATTCAACGGCGGCGGCTGGGGGCAGTCTGGGCAGACGTTCCAAGGCGGACCCTACGGCGGCGCAATCGGCATGGGCCTCAACGCGCTGGGCGTCCGCCCGCTTGGCTACGCAGAGCGTGGTCAGCAGTCGGTGCAGGACGCTGTGAACCGCTTAGTCGCACAGCAGCGCCCAGCGGCGCCAGCTTATGTGCCGCCGCAGACACTGCCTGCGCCTTCTGGCGTGACCGTGCCGCCAGTAACTGGTTTCCCGATTAGCGACCTAAACGCGCTGCGTGCCGAGATGATGCGGCTGGGGATCATCCCAAGCCTGAACAGCAGCATTAGATACGGATCGCGCTGACGATGCCCCGTGACCCTCGCCTCGACCGCGCTGGCGTGTCCGGCTATAACAAACCGAAGCGCACCCCGTCGCATCCCACCAAGAGCCACGTCGTCGTGGCGAAATCCGGCGACGAGGTGAAGACGATCCGCTTCGGGCAGCAGGGCGTCAAGGGCGCTGGTAGCAGCCCCAAGACGGCCAGCGAGAAGGCGCGGCGGGCGTCAAAAGCGATGCAAGAAGCAGGCATACCCGGCATCCGCTATCTTGATGCAGGCTCTCGTGGCGCTGGCGACGGCAGTCGCAACTACGTCGTCTTCGATGAAAACATCATCAATATTGTGCGCAAATACGGCATTGCTGCCGCTGCAATTATGCTTGGCATGAGCCAAGCGGATTTAGCGCAGGCTATGGAGCGCCAGCGCCAGCCCAGCCTACTAGGAGGCCGCTAATGCCCGTCAAGAAAGTGGACGGTGGCTACAAGTGGGGCAGTCGTGGTAAGGTCTACGCGACGAGGGCCGAGGAGGAGGCGCGTCGCGCCGAAACCCTGCCACAGAAGACACCCAAGGAGCCGACATGGCATACGAAGTAAACGAGCTGACCAACGAGGTGCAGGAACTCATCAATCCCGAGTGGATGAGTGATGAGAAGCTGCAAGGCATTCTCCGCAACGAGATCGACGACGCCATCGATTTCATCGACAACATCGTTTCGCCGGTTCGCGCTCGGGCGACGGAATACTACCGCGGCGAGCCATACGGTGACGAGGAAGATGGCCGCAGCCAAGTGGTCAGCATGGACGTGCGCGACACAGTGCAGGCCATCATGCCGTCGCTCATGCGGGTGTTTACGTCGTCCGACAAGACCGTCGAGTTCGCGCCCCGCAGCGCCGAGGACGTTCCCGCTGCCGCGCAGGCGACCGAATACGTCAATTACATCTTCCACAGCGACAATAACGGCTTTCTGGAGCTTCACTCGGCCTTCAAGGACGCGCTGATCCGCAAGAACGGCATTCTCAAGTTCTACTGGGACAGTGCCGTCGAGACCAGCACCTCCGAGATGACTGGCCTCGACGATGCCGCTCTGGCGATGCTCTCCTCCGACCCAGACGTGTCGCTGGATGTCGTCGAGAGCTACCCCGCAATGGAACAGACGCAGGAGATGGCGATGATGGGCATGGAGCCGCCGCTCCTGCACGATGTCGTCGCCACCTACCGCCGCTCCAATGGCCGCGTGAAAGTTGAGGCCGTGCCTCCGGAGGAATTCCTCATCGACCGCCGCGCCAAGAACATCAAGAGCGCTGATTTCGTGGGCCACCGCCGCGTCGTGACCGTGTCCGACCTCATCGCGATGGGCTACGAGGCCGATGATGTGGAGGGGCTTGCCTCCGACACCGACCAGATGGACCTAAACGTCGAGCGCTACACGCGCAATCCGGCTCTGACCAGCCGCACCGCTGACCGCAAGGACAGCGCCATGCGGAAGGTGACGTATATCGAGGCGTATATACGGGTCGACCGCGACGGCGACGGCATTGCCGAGCTTCGCAAGGTCTGCGTGGCCGGTGGCGGCTACAAGATACTGATGGACGAGGCTTGCGACTTCGCGCCGTTTGCGTCGTTCACGCCCGACATCGAGGCGCACGAGTTCTTCGGCATCTCGTCGGCTGATGTCGTGATGGACATCCAGCGCATCAAATCCGTCATCATGCGGAACACCCTCGACAGCTTGGCGATGGCGATCCACCCCCGCATTGCGATCACCGAGGGGCAGGTCAATCTGCAAGATGTCATGAACACAGAGGTCGGTGGCATCATCCGCCAGCGCTCTGCCGGTCAGGTGCAGCCGATTGCCATGCCGTTTGTCGGTCAGCAGGCGTTCCCCGTGCTGCAATACATGGACGAGATCAAGCAGTCGCGCACCGGCATCTCGAAGGCCGCTGCGGGATTGGACGCTGATGCTCTGCAATCGTCGACTGCCTCCGCCGTCAACGCGACCGTCAACGCCGCCGCGCAGCACATTGAGATGATCGCCCGCATCTTCGCCGAGACCGGTATGCGCGACCTGTTCCGTGGCATCCTGCGCCTCGTGTGCAAGCATCAGGACCAGCCTCGCATGGTGCGCCTGCGGAATGAATTTGTGCCGATAGACCCGCGCTGGTGGGACGCGACGATGGATGTGAGCATCGCCGTGGCCCTTGGTCGCGGCAGCGACAGCGAGCGCATGATGATGCTGCGCCAGATCGGCGAGATGCAGAAGGAAGCTATGGCCACGATGGGTCCAGCCAATCCGCTGACCGACATTGGCAAGCTCTACAATACGCTGACCGAGATGACGAAGCTCGCGGGCTTCAAGGACGCTGGCCGCTTCTGGAACGACCCAGCGCAGTTCCAGCCCCCACCGCAGGAGCCGAAGCAGCCCGACATCAACGAGCAACTGATCGCCGTGCAAATCCAGCAGATACAGGCGGACATGCAGAAGAAGGCCGCAGAGCTTCAGCTTCAGCGCGAGAAGATGATGATGGAGGACAACCTCGCCCGCGACAAGATGGAGGCGGACCTATACGTCACCGCCGAGGAGATGAAAGCCAAGTATGGCGTGCAGCTCCGCGTCGAGGAGATCAAGCGCGAGACGGCGCTGGATCGCGAGACGTTCAAGGCTCAATCCGATCTGATCAAGGGCGCCGTGAATGGCCAGTAAGACCACGGACCAGATTATCACAGATGCGCGGGCTGCGGCCCGCCTCAAGGACGACGGGGATTTATCCCGCTTCCTCGTCGAAATGGAGGCCGAGATATTCGAGGCATTCCGAGCAGCAAATGCGGGAAACACAACGGAGCTTATCATGCTCCACGCCCGACTGGCTGGCGTGGACGCGCTCCGCATCAAATTGCAATCGCTAATTGATGGCGGAGCCGTTGCGCAGCGCAAGGGCTAATCGTATAATGGAGACCAGCAATGGCAGATACCGGCAGCCCAATGGGGACCGACCTGCGGAGCGCACAAGAACAGATCAGGGCAATGATGGCACCCTCGCCAGAGGAAAATGCTTTAGCCGCTGATGCGTCCGAGGATGAAACCCTCAACACCGAAGCAGAAGAAGCCGTCGAGGCGGAATTTGCCGAGGAGCCTACTGATGGCGAAGACTACGAAGACGAAACTGACTTCCAACCCGAAGAGGGCCGAACCTTCCGAGTGAAGGTAAACGGCCAAGAAACCGAGGTCACGGAAGAAGAGCTTCTGAACGGGTATTCGCGGCAGCAGGATTATACGCGGAAGTCGCAGGAACTGGCCGAAAGACGCAAGGCGTTTGAGGCATTTCAGTCCGAGATCGAAGCGGAACGCGCCCAATATGCCCAGCTACTGCCCGCACTCCGGCAGCAGATTGAGCAGCAACTCAGCAGTGAGCCGGACTGGGATATCCTGTATCAGCAGAACCCCACCGAGGCGATGAAACTGGAACGCCAGTGGAAGAAGGCCGCCGAAATGCGCCAAGAGCAGCTCCAAGCTGTTGAGGCGGAACAGGGGCGACTGATGGCAATCCAGCAGAGCCGCGCTCAAGAGGAAATGGCACGGTATCGCGCCTCTGAAGAGCAGCGCCTGCCGGAGCTTATCCCCTCTTGGAAGGACAAGAACACGATGGTCAAGGAAGCCAAAGATGTTCGCGAGTTTCTTCTGGGGAAGGGGTTCTCCACGCAGGACGTTGACGCAATCAACAGCGCGTCACTGGTGGCACTGGCCCGCAACGCAATGCTTTACGAGCGCGGTCAGACAAATGTTCGCAAGGCGCAAGCCGGTGGGAACAAGTCTGGACCGAAGGTGATGAAGGCAGGCTCTCGCGGGACACAGTCACGGCCCAAGGGCGCATTTGAAACGGCGCAACAACGCCTGAAGCAATCTGGCCGCGTGTCTGACGCTGCGGCTGCAATCAAAACCCTCCTGTGAGGACATAGGCTCCTTGCAGGAAAACTGTGAGGAGCCATCATGGCCATCGTAACCAACACACTTACGCACTTTGACGCAAAGGGCATCCGCGAGTCGCTCTCCAACGTGATCGCGAATATCTCGCCTGAAGAAACACCGTTCCAGTCGAATATCGGCTCGAAATCGGTGTCGAACACCTACTTCGAATGGCAGAAGGACAGCCTCGCCGCTGCCGACGCCACCGCCCGCATCTCTGGCGATGACGTTTCGTCGTTTGACTCGACCTCGGCCACCACGCGCGCGGGCAACTATACCCACATCCTTCGGCGTAGTGTGATCGTTGCCGACAACCTCGAGGCTGTCGACAAGGCGGGCCGCGACAGCGAGCTTGCCTATCAAGTCGCCAAGCGGGGAAAAGAGTTGAAGCGCGACATCGAGGCCACTTTGACTGGCGCACAAGCGCGTGCGGCTGGTAGCACATCCAGCGCCGCACAGACCGCTGGTCTCGGCGCTTGGATCGCCACCAACGACGACTTCGCTGGTGACGGCGCTTCCCCGACCGGCGACGGCTCGGACGCCCGCACCGACGGCACCCAGCGCGCCTTCACCGAGGACATGCTGAAGTCGGTCATGTCGTCCGTCTGGACCGCTGGCGGAAACCCGTCCGTCCTCATGGTCGGCGCGTTCAACAAGCAGAAGGTCTCCGGCTTCGCTGGTATCGCTGCCCAGCGCTACATGGCTCCGGCTGACGGCCCGACCACCATCATCGGCGCTGCCGACGTGTATATGTCGGACTTTGGCACCCTGTCCGTCGTTCCGAACCGCTTCCAGCGTGCTCGTGACGCTTGGGTTCTCGACACCGAGATGGCTGCGGTCTGCAACCTGCGTCCGATCCAGAAGGTTGACCTCGCCAAGACCGGCGACGCCTCCAAGGCGATGCTGATCTGGGAAGGCGGTCTGGAGGTCTCCAACGAGGCCGCCCACGGCCTCATCGCCGACCTGACCACTGCCTGATCTGAGAACCAGAGGGGGCCGCTTCGGCGGCCCTCTTTCTTTGTGAGGAGAGACAAATGGCTAAGAGAATTTTCGACGTAGACCCAGAGGCCGGTATCACCCGCTACTGGCACGTCAAGGACAATGGCGAGTTTGCGGTCGAGACCGTGCAGGATGTCTCCAGCATCGCCAACGTCAACAAGCGCAGCTACGCCGACATCGACAGCAAGGCCAAATACGGCGACTTGGCTCGTGTGGCGTCGATCCCACTGTCCGTGTATTATGAACTTAAGCGGCGCGGCATTGCTGATGACCCAGCGGCGCTGAAGAAATGGTTGAACGACCCTGACAATAGGGTGTTCAGAACACGAGGCGGGACGCTATGAGCATCACCACATACACCGAGCTAAAGGCGGCCATTGCCGACTGGCTCCTGCGCGATGATCTGACCTCGGTCATCCCGACGTTTATCTCGCTGGCCGAGAGCCAGTTTCAGCGCGAAATCCGCGACTACCGCATGATGAAGAGGGCCACTGCGGAGATTGACAGCGGATACTCCGCAATTCCTGCGGACTGGCTGCAAAACATCCGCTTTCAACTTAACACGTCGCCGATCACGACGCTGGAATATGTGACGCCGGATCAGGCCGCCGAGGAGCTTGCGTGGCACTCATCGAACCGCCGCCCGATGTTCTTCACAATGGTCGGAGAGGAATTTCAGGTCGTGCCAGCGCCGGACGGGACATATGAAGGCGAGTTGACCTACTACGCCAAAGTCCCCGCGCTGTCGGCGAGCGTGGCCAGCAACTGGTTGCTCGACGACGCTCCCGACCTGTATCTCTACGGCGCTCTCATGCAGGCCGCGCCGTATCTCAAGGACGACGAGCGGATCGCGGTGTGGGGCGGCCTCTACCGGCAGGCGCTTGACGCCCTGAGCGTCCAGAGCGACCGCGCCAGCATCGGATCGTCGTCGATCCGGATGAGACCGCGAGCCATGGCTTGAGAGATCGCCGGTCAACCAGAGTTGGGCGGGCCGGTGAGTTTTTTGCTGCCTACAAGCTACAAATGGCTGACGTTGAGGTCCACCACCACGACGCCGCCTTCGACCTGATCGCCATACTGCCCAGCGGCAAGATGCTGCGCGTCGAGGTGAAGACCGCGTCATCTCCGAGGCACAGCCGCCGTCGGATGTATGGATTTCAGATGGGAGGGTCCAAGGCCGACCTGTTTGTGTTCGCCGTTCTGGATGTCGGTTTGATCAGGGCGTTGCGGCCATGTAGCATCGGGGGAAGGCGGATGATATACTTCCCCATAAGTGAGTTCAGCACTGAAAACGAGGCCGCCGATCTTGCGGCCATACTACAAGAGGATGGCCAATGAGCTTCTCCAATACATACGAGACCAACGTCCTCAAGTGGACGTTCACGACTGACGCAGTGACCAGACCGACCTCTTGGTATCTTGGCCTGTTTACGGCCAACCCCGACGAGGATGGCTCCGGCGCGACCGAGATCAGCGGCAGCGGCTACGCCCGCAAGTCTGTGGCGTTTACCGTGTCCGGCAACCTCGCCACGAACAGCGCGGCGGTTGAGTTTGACGTGGCCACGGGATCGTGGGGGACTATCTCGCACGTCGCCGTGTTTGACGCTTCGTCTGGCGGCAACCAGATCGCCTACGCGGCCCTCGCGGCGGCCAAGACGATCACAACCGACGACGTGCTGCGCTTCCCCGCAGGCGACGTGGACATCACTCTGGACTAAGGCGAACAGATGGCAACCATCGTAACTCGCGCTGGCAAAGGCTCTCCACTCACGCACAACGAGGTGGATGCCAACTTCAGCAACCTCAACTCTGACAAAGTTGAGGCGTCTGCGCTTGGCACGGCGGCCACTACCGACAGCACTGACTATGCCACCGCAGCCCAAGGTGCATTGGCTGACAGCGCAGTGCAGTCAGGTGATTTAGCTACCGTAGCGACCACTGGGG